GGCCTATGCCCTCGCGACCTGCTTCCCGAACGCCACGCTGCGCGAGGACTTTTTCAATGGCCTGAAGGACAGATGTGAAAAGCACCAGCTCGAGATGGACGTGCAGACCCCTGAGGATATCAGCGAAGAGGATGAGAACTGATGCCGCGAACACTGAATGACATTTGTCGCTTTACGCCCATTGTTGGTATGTCAATCCGGGACGAAGCACCAAAGCCTCTCCCGGAACCGGGGCAACTCGTGCGCGTGATACTGCCTGTTGGCGCACACGATGTAAATATGACATGGTGTTTTATTGAAGATGCCACGACATTAAAACCACTAGGCCTGGTCCCATGTGACGCGCTAAGATCGACACATGTTCGCGACATGGAGGTTAATGCAGCGATTCGCGAGGCAGACGCATCTGGACGAACATTCGCAATCCCGCAACGGGCAGGGTGGGTAAGGAGAAACCAGCGTGGACGACGACGATATCCCTGACAACGACGACGCTCTCTGGACGGACGTCATGAGCGGGGCTGCGGAGACACTGAATACACTGCAGTCCCATTTCAAGGGCGACCCTCAGTTGGGACTCGCGGCTGTAGCTCTGGCCATGTCGTATCTCCTCGCCATGACCAAGACCCCGGAAGACCGGCGACACGCCCTGTATGAGTGCGTCGAGGATCGGGTCGGGGAGGCGAAAGCGACCCTGACTCCAGAGCTCGAGAGACTGATGTTTCACATCTCGAACGACTCCAAGGTCGTGCATTGATGCGAATGATTTCCCCGGCTTAGAGCACGTCGTTCGGCTCTGGGATCTGTATCCCAAACTCCGTTAACGCCCATGCTCGAATGTGAGTAAGGTAGGTTTCAAACTGTCCGGTTTCCAGCATGGCGGTAGACCGAATGCCAAACTCCCGCTTGAGGTCGGCATGGACCGACGCTGGGGTCGCGCCCCATTCTGACGCCAAGATTTGCACCACCACCCCATGGTAGTAGTTGTTCTGTGACACGCTTCGCAGCTCGTGCGGTTCACGCACCAGAATCACCACGTCACGACCGGAGAGCCCCTGCAGATAGCGACGATACGCGCCAGGGCGCTTCAACGTCACCGTGCCGTCCGACGTAACATGGGCCGAGAAGACCGGAGTCGGCATTTAGGATCCCTTGGCGCGTGCCGTAATCCACTGGGCGAGCGCGGTCACCACCTGCGGCACCACGGCATTGCCTAGCCCTTTAAGTCGGTCCACCCGCTTGGGTATCCCATGAGCCACTCGACCCACTGAGGGTTCAGGCTCCCAGTCACCGCCGATCTCGGCGTCGAAGAATCGCCCGTCAGGGCTGCATCCGTTAAGCTGACGCCAGCGTGCGCCTTCGAGTGGGGGTTGTTGCGGTTCCCCGCTCTCGACGCATCCCCCGCTGTCGGCGTCGGAAAGCGTTGCGCCGCCGTTTCGAGGTCTATCCCTCTCACTTGACCAGCCCCCCTCCTCCTCACCGTGGAATCGCTCTCCACCAAGTCCAATTTCCTCGCGCCTCTCTGGCTGGCATCCGGCGTCGGCCATTTCTTGACCGCCACGTTCAGCGGGTCGGAGTTCCGCTCCCATTGACTTGGACCGCCGTCGTTCTTCGCGTCCTGAGCGGTCGGCGTCGGCCAAATCTTCGCAACCTGTGTCAATCCCTTCTGGACGAGTCTCCCCGTCGTCGGGTGATACCACCGCTGATTCGGATGCTCCGGGGCATTGCCGTCCCTGTCCACCGGCTTCAGTGTGTCCGGATTGAACCCTGGGTCGTGCGCGTTTGGACTGGGCCACAATCCAGACACGTTTGCGCAGGTGGGGCGCACCAACGTCGGCAGCGGATATAACGTGCCATTCACAGTCATACCCGAGCGCGGCCAGATCGCCGACCACTTCTCCAAAGGCTCGTCCATCATTGGCAGTAAACAGGCCTGGGACGTTTTCCACGAGCGCGTAGCGGGGTCGTAATACGCCAAGGAGTCGGGCAAAATGGGGCCAGAGCCATCGGTCATCGTCAGTACCTTTCTGTTGGCCGGCATGACTCACCGGCTGGCAGGGAAATCCTCCACAAATCAGATCGACCGGTTCCAGTTCCTCGCCGGTCAGGGTGGTCACATCCTCGTAGCGTGGGACGTCGGGCCAGTGCTTCGCCAACACGCGACGACACCACGCGTCCTTCTCCACTTGCCACGCAATCTCATAGCCTCCAGCAACCTCGAACCCGAGATCCATGCCCCCAATACCACTAAACAACGACCCGACGCGCATCATGGGATATTCCATCCCAGGTGCGACTGTGATGACATTTGGACACCCGGTGTTCGCAGGACAAATTTGATGCACCGGTCTTGTTCTTCACTAGATCCGGCGAGTGGCTGTATCCATCGGTAGGCAAAATTTCCTGTCCATATCGCGTGGTCTTCCACGTCCGACCACGTTAATGCCCCCAGCCGTGGAATCAATTTCACTTCGGACCCATATAATCCCTCTATCCTCCTATGTGGGCTTACCGATCTCCACGACAGTTCGTCGTACCGTTGTTGGCCGTTGTGACCCGACTCCGCAAGTGCCACCCGCCACGGTTGCAGTGCGGTCATCAGCGGTTGTAGGTCGTGATCGGTCGGTTCGCCACCTGTAATCCACACCCATGGTTTGGTGCTATGAAATCGCTCTGGCGCAGCCGACCGGACCCGTTCTACCAGCGTGTCCACTGTCACACGTTCTGCCACACTGTAATCAGTGTCACATTCAAGACACCCGACGCTGCACCCAGCCAGTCGCAAAAACACCATCGGTTGGCCGGTGTGTGCGCCTTCGCCATTGACCGTCCAATAGACCCCGTGGGGTGCAAGTGGATAGGTCTCAGACAAAGTGAAACCGTCCTTGCTGTTTCCATTTAGCAAGCAAATACATACCCTCATCTGGAAACCAGCTAAACTTGGATCCGTCCACACTCTGGCACCCGATGTCCCTTGCGTGGCGATATCGTCGCGCCGAATTTACCCGTCCCATGTGAACCCACTTTCCGTAAGCACGCGCATACCCACTAAGCGATGCGGTGTGCCGGGACAATTTAAAGTCCGTGCTGCCTCCGATGAAGACCCCGTCGATGTCGGCCCACGGAATATCGTGATGCGTCACGCCGTCCTGTAGCACAATCGCCACTGGCAATTGGTGCGCCGCAATAATCGGTTGCCACGTATTGAACAGAGATCGTGTTTTCGCCCAATCCTCCAACACGTCCGGTGCGGTGACGAACAGACAACCGTCCCTACCTTTCACATCATTGAGCATTCTAAGATACGACGTGGGATTAAATTCGTTGAAGCAATCGTTGTCGCACGCCCATTGGCCCACGGCTGACGTTGTATGCGCCCCTGAATTTGGAGTCAGTAAATGTCCACATCCCACCTGCTCGTCACGGACGCCACTTCGCAGAACAATCGGTGCGTTCGTCAAAGGTCGCCTCGGGTCAGCAGCATCCGGTGCTGGAGGTAGGCCACCTGGAGCTCAGTTTTTTTGCGGTCGGCATCGGCCAGTGACAATGGGGTCACCACGGGAGGCGCTGGCTCCCACTGCGCCTTCTGGAGAAGTTCCTTCATGGCCACCAGGCGAACAACGTCTACAGGAAACAACTGTCGGACCATCAGTCCTCTCGCTTCATCGATCGATAGGCGGGAATAGGCACCGCTGTGACGCCCGTTAAAATCTCCCCCATAGACGGGAATGTATCCTGCTCGAAGCAGGCTCGGTAGGTGGCCTGATTCACCGCGTCTTGTACGTCTGTGCGCCCCAGCTTCTTCGCCTTGGTCTCCACCAGATGCACAAAGTATTCATGACTATTCATGAGTGTGAGAAAGGCGCTGTCCGTGTGCGCATGTTTGATCCACCAGAGATAGTTCGGAGTGATCCTCATGCTTCTCCTCCTTCGTTGCGATCAAATGCTCCGTAGCTACGGTCAAATGCTCCGTAGCTACGGTAAAAATGAGGGAATTCCCTTATCATTGCGAGTGAATTTCCTTCATTCCTTCACTGATCCCTGTCCCTGGCGAGGAAAATAGTCAGTATCTCCAGGTTTTCCATTCAGGATAGAGACCGACGCCTCCTGCATTTTTATGGGATCCATCTTGAGCCACGCGCACCAGAGATGCAGACTGCCATGGGATGGATCAGAAAGAAACGCTCGTGCGGTCTTCTTAAAGTAACTCTGCTGCATCGCAGACACGCCACCTACCCCATGCACATCCCGAATCGCCCGAACGACTACAGCCGTCGCGAGTCGAGCATACGCGCCCATATCCATATCCACTGACGGTTCTCCGTAGGCGAGTGCCATTGACCGTGGCTTCTTATCAATCATAAATGCGACCTTCCCTTTCGATCATGAAATGTCAATCGCCACGCCCGTCTGGGCAATGGCCCACTCACGAGCCTCGTTCTCGTCTCGTAAAATCACAACCGGTGACCCGGTCCAGCTTGAGATAAATGACTCCTGGTCCGGGGTGAGCTTCTGACGCGACGGCGCTTTCGCACCGTCCTTGACTTCAATCAAAAACGTCACGCCCGAAATTCCGCACAGAAGATCCGGAATACCCTGGCCTTGACCAGCGAGCGAACGGACAGAGACATGGGGGCCGACTGAGCGCAAAACACTCATAATCTCACTCTGATTCCGATCGACCTTCGCTCGAAAACGTGGCATCTGGTTGAGAGATTAACTCAAACACATGGTCTGGCGTGACAAAGCAATACTCTGAGACCGTGCGCCGACGCTTCCGGTGCTGCCGGTTCTCAATCTCCATTCCGAGTTGTGTGCGACATTCGCTCACCCGCGTACGCCACGCATATCGCCCACCCAGGCCCTGTAACACCGACGCGTCAATCCATGTGTTGGGATGCAGCTTGAAGTAGGTCGCGAGGATGTCGCGAAACGCAACCGGCGACGGAGGCTCCGATGTCGCTGGCGATTCACCCTCCGTTCCATCTCTCAGTCGCCATTCCCCAGCCTCGTGATCATAGACTTGCCCAGGTCGCCCGAAGGCGTCGGATGGATTAAACGGAGGCACCTCACCCATCGACCATTGCCCCGGAAGACAAGTCAAACGCCGCACCGGCCTCGAGCAGAACGTGCCCTCTGGCGATGGCTTCAATAATCGTCCGCGTCGGCTCCCACGTCTGCCCCTCATAGACTTGCGGCAGACTGTGTTCGCCAACCGCATTGGTGTGGCGTTCCATACGTCCCTTGTCCTGCCAGTTAGCCATTCTTCGGGCACTCTGCTCAATAAACCCAGCGGCTCCGTCATAGGTGTGTCCGCCGTGTTCTACTCGATCCACCGATCGGTGTCGGCCTCCGGTCGGCGTGTCGAATCCGGTCTGCAGCAGGCTAATCACATCCCCGCTCACCCCAGAAAAGTCATCCACGGGCACCTGTTCCATGGCGCGTTCGTGACAGGCGAGTGGAAGGTCTGGAGCCCCCGTGCGCATCGCGCGAAACATGTCATTCCGCTTCGACAGTTCAGACCCCCCGTAGATGTCGCCGATTTCCCGAAACGGCACCGCCATCTGACAGAGGTCGCGCAACAGCACGCACGTTTCCAGGAGGTGATCGATGAGACGGCCATGATTCCGGCCCAGTCGCTGTATGAAAAACTCCTGACTCATACACCAGAGAATGGGCGCGAAGTCAGCGGCAATCACCTGCTCGAACACCGCGCGCGCCTGACGACTATTCGCGTCGCTGCCGAGCGCATTGAATGGCTCTTCGTATGTGGATAAACGATGGCCGGTGTTGGCGCAAATGATAATGTGCGTCGTGCCGTCGAGCTCCGGTTGCTCAAGGTAACGCGCAATCTTTTCGGGTGCCCACGCCATCATCCGGTGACTGGCGATCCAATACTCCGGATCTCCGGGATAGAGCCATGCTGCACTCGCGGTGTGCCAATCGTGGCGCAGACCATTCGCGACTGGCGCCGGGTCTTCGATCGGGCCTTCCAAGGTTTCAAAGTCAGGCTCCGGTGACACGTCAGTGATTGGATCACAGACCTGTATGGGTTGTTGGGGCGCACGGCGTTGAAAGAGTCGAATAAACCACCTGAGTATGCCAAACATATTACCCTCCTTAGAAACGAGATTTCATTTTTCGGTCATCACTGTTCTCAGCCGCAGGTTGTGGATCACTGGGCAGGCGTGGGCGAAACAGTTGACGCTTCACGTCAAACACCAACTCCACGCGACCAAGCGGCCCGTTGCGATGTTTACTGACTTTTATCACACACCGATCCGGGAGTTCAGAATCATTAAATAGATAGGGTCTGGTAATTAACAGAATCCGGTCGGCGTCCTGTTCGAGGTCTCCGCTCTCCTTCAGGTCAGAGCTCTGCGGTTCTCCAGCGCGATACTCCACTTGGCGATTCAACTGACTCAACGCCAGGACGCTGCATTTTAAGTCATGCGCAATCGCCTTGAGGCCACGGGACAGCGCACCCACCTGTTGCACTCGATTCTGGGACGCGGTTCCAGGCGGAGGTGGCAGCAGTTGCACGTAGTCGACAATGAGTAAACCCGGCTGCGCAACCATCGCTCGACGCAGGTCCGCAAGGTTCACCGACGCATGGTCGTCGATCATAATCGGAAGGTCGCTCAGGGTCTCCAGTGACCGAGAGACCGACGTGTATTCAGTCGGACTCAGCGCATTCTCACGCAACGCGCCAAATGACACCTTCGCATCCGCAGATAGACACCGCAGGGCCAACGCATCCTTCGTCATTTCAAGACTGGCAATATACACGGGAATTTTTCGTGCAGCGGTGCGCGCAAAATGTAGCGCCAGCGCCGTCTTTCCATGCGACGGACGTCCTGCCAGGATGACAAACTCTCCCATTCTAAAGCCGCACCCTAATCGATCCAGCGCATCAATTCCTGTCGAAATGACAGCGACCTCATCGTCGAGCGAGGCCATCGCCGCTGTCAGGATCTCGCTCAAGCTGTCGCCTGAGGCTCCACGCACACGGACTGCTGCGCGAATCGACTCCACCATTTTGGACGCAACTGCCTCAGGTGTCTCATCCGGAAGAGCCGCTATGCTGTCCCGACATAACGCGATGAGCGCACGCCGGTCGGCGTGATCCGTGACGACCCGCGCATACGCGGCAATGTTCGTGCTCTTGGGAACGCCGTCAGCAAGACTGGATAAGTAGGCGATACCCACAGCGTCCAACGTATGGTCACGATCGAGTCCGTCTTTAATCGTAATGAAGTCAATAACGACGCGGCGTTTGGCAAGGGCGCACATTGCGCGATACACCAGTTGATGAGCACTGCGAAAGAAATCGTCAGGCCCAAGCAGGTCCGCGACTTCCCTGAAGGCCGAAGGACGCACAAAAATTGCGCCCAATACGGCCCGTTCAGCCTCGAGGTCGTGAGGTTCGACGCTCACGCAACCGCCCCCTGAATCTCAAGGGTTTCGGCAATCTCCGCCGCCTGCGTCAGGAGGGCTGGAATGGTGCGTTGCCCCCCCTTGAGAAACTTTATCTTGGGGTGATCGTTTGGTAAACGCAGATACTGCGCGATGATCCGTGTGACGTCTTCGTCCTGGTAGGCCATGCATAGCTGCGTCGCCGCATCGAAATCCTTTTCTTCCTGTATACGGTGCTGCAGGTAGGGCTTGTTTCGCTCTATGTAATACTGCTCTTTGTAAGACTCGACCGTTAACCGTGCGCGAGACGTGAGACCGCCTTCCGCCTGTGGCTCCTCAATCGTGGTAGACCGCCGCTTTTTCTTTGGAGGGTCGGAAAACACGCTCTTCGTACGCTTATGCAACCCCTGCTGGTGATCGCAAAAGTTCACCACCTCGATAATCTGCTTCTGCTGCACTTGATACCAGACAATAAGACCGACCTCGTGTAGCGCAGACAACGCAGAGGCGAAGTCCTTTTCTGGACGGCGACTCACGGGAAACACACGGTGTTTAATCGTGAAGGCATCTCCTTCGAGTCGACCAAAGTCATCAGCGTGACTGACGATCAGGACAAATATGAGTTGATAGAAACTGCTGTCGGCGGAAGGTGCGATCTCATCGATCGCCTGAAACCGACGACTACTTCCCAGCGTTTTTGAAACCATCCTTCCTCGTGCCATGACTCACCTTTCTAAAAGAGGCCCGAATCCCCACCGCTCGGGCCAACACGGCAAGGTGCGCGCAGCAAAGCTGCTAATGGAGAGGGAAGAAAGCAGGGAAAAACCTCTCCGTAACGCATGGGGTTCTAAAACGGGATATCGTCCGCAGTCAGTTCCGCTGGACGCGCTGGCGCATCTGTCGGAGTGGGTGGAGGCGCAACAGTCAGATTCATGTCGGGCGATCGTTCATTGTTTTTGTCTTGATTAACCCACACCTTCAGGGTGATTTTTGCCTGATCAGGCGCAATTCTCGAACCGTCACCGGCAACCGTTACCTGCGTCGTTTTAACCGCTTCCTGCAACTGGGCAACGGTAATAGTTGCGGTGTAATACACCTTGCCGCTTTGCGTGTCTTTCTTCCACAATCCAGTCACTTTTCCAGTCTTACTGTTGTCGTAGGTCATTGCTTGTCTCCTGTCCTTTAATGAAGGGGTGCAGGAAGGTATGTACCGTAACTTTTAAGGTATATACCTTCCCTGTCTTAGTTATTGTTTAAGGGTCTTATGCTTTTTGGCTGCGTTATGCTGCTCTTTCCAAAGGACGATGGTGCGCGCAGCCATAAACACACCAATGTCTGAGACGTCTTCAAACTTCTTCACGCTATACGTCCCACGCTTTGTAATGTAGACAACGTATCGCTCAACCATCGGTTTCGACGTGTGCTGTTTCGCGGCGCCAGACAGTTGCAGGTGGCGTGAGATTAGATGCTGATAACACGCAAGCTGAATAGCGTGAGAAGGCGCAGTGCTGCCACTTTTAATGTCGACCACCACCTTGATCCGGGACTTGCCCTTCGGTGGCTTGAGTGTCCCCCACCTGTCGATCGTGCCCGCGATCCGCAGATTCGGGTCGTGGAGCATGACTTCGATGCCATCCCAACGCGGTTTCCAGTCCGCAACAAACTTTTTATACCCCTCAAGATAAGGCACAATGCCGGGGTCAAGCTCATCCTCGTCAAGTTCGACGTCCCGGCGATCGAAGTATTCCGTGGCCTGATGAACGAATGTCCCACGCTCTGCATATTTTGGCTGAAAGTAGGTGGTGTCCACGAGACCACTCAGCGAAAGAATCTGAGTAGTGGAAAACAGGCGAACCCCAGTATCCGGTTCACCTTCCCAATACGTATGATCGGATTCTCGAAACGTTAAGGACGGCGCAGTCTTACCAGTCATCCTCGCCCCTCTCGTCAGTCAGTGGTGGCTGTGGCTGGCTCGACTCAGGTTTCAATTCAACCGGCGGCGCAGACTCTGCTGGCTTTGATGTCTCATTCGCAACCTTCTTCGTAGGCGCATTTTTCTTTGACGCCTTCTTCGGCTTCGCAGTCGGCTTCTTCATGCCACTGGGATTATCTCTTGGACTCTTATTCGCCGACTCCGCATCGTCGTCTTCCGGGATGCCTGAGGCCGTCTCAGAGGCCACCTGCCTCGTCATCGACGCCAATGCATACCGTTTTGCATAGGTCGTGGCACTACCCACCGCCTGCGGCCCAGGTTTATCTGGCTGAATCTGCATGGAGCTCTGGATAAATTCTCCGCTCTCGTGGAGAAGCATGGTCGTCACTTCCACGGTTCCATTTGGGCCACGGTCGGGATCGAAGCTGGGGCACTGAACCACGGACAGACCGTTAGCTGAAAACGACTTTCTCATGCCTTCAACGTAGGCGAGGAGATCACCATATTGGGAGTCGTAGAAGCCGCTCTTCTTCTCAGCCTTGACCGGCACCGTCGCGCCCTGCGCCTTCGCAAGAGCTGGTGCAAGTTGGCTTAATGAGTGGGAGATAGAAATCGCCCCCATTCTCACAAATGGAGTAAATACATCGGTATCTGATATCATACTTTCTTCGTCTGTCATCTTCCCTCCTTATGAGAAGTAAGGCCCGAATTTGTTTGGCATCCCGTCGGGCAGCGAGACCCTTAAGGAGGAGTGTGCGACACGGTTCCCTCTAGTTACACTTACCCCCTTGCCAATTTATTTACTGCCTGTCGCATGTCTGCATGTTGGAGGAAACAGCACTTCCAATGCGCACCCGAAGTAGGTGCAAATAGCGTATGCCTTCTGAAGTGTAATCGTCTTAAATCGCTCTCGAACGACGTCGCTGATGTAGGCTTGCGTGAGTCCCAGGTCTTGCGCAATGGCTGTTTGTGTTACACCGCCAAGCTCAATGGCCTTCGCAACTCGATTATGACCGTCTGGCATTCTGGACAAGGTTTGTATATGTGTTTTGGTTAGCATGTGTATGAACTATATACGCTGCCAGAGGGGTTGTCAAATCCCATAGCGCACACTGAATCAGCGCAGTCACTGTAACCATTTTCCCGTGCGCATCATCACTGTCAAGTCTTCCAGTCGACGCGATCCAACCTGACGCGCCCATTTGGAATCCTGCATCTGCGCCACCACCTCTGTCCAGTTTTTGACGGCGATCGCCGCGCGCATTTTCACGAAGCTGTTAATCGACCCCATGTTAAACACCATTGAGACAACGACGGCTTGGCGCGCGGGGTTCAATGTCGAAAACCATTTATACTGCTTTGCGTGGCTCGTGGCTTTTCCGATATCGGCCTTAAGAAGGAGTCGCGCTTCATTGCGGCTAATGCCCACGCTCGTAAGATTGCGCCCCACTCCAATGGTCAGGAAGCCATGAATGGGTTTATCACCAGGAGGCTTTCCGGTTGCGTCGTCGTAGGGCTTGAGTCGAAGCCCTTCGTGCTTCTCGAGAAGATCATAGAGCGTTTTTGTCGCCATCAGACTGTTGGACTCATGCGCACCGCGAGAATAGCCCCAACCATTGAGCCGGTTGCATAGGGCACAAACCCCCACGGCACATGCTCAACAGCCGCAATGACATTGGTATACCAAAAGCAACCGATAAGGAAACTGCCGAGTGCGATTCGCTTGAGTTCTCCAATTTGAATAGCCCTGGTCTGCCAGCTCACAAGGCCCACCATAATCAATCCTCGACCGAAGAGAATGACATAAGTCATTAATGATCCTCGTCATACAAAAATTGATACGCCTCTGCTGCGGTGCGCCCCTCGTTCGCCATCTGACGAAGCTGATCCTTCGCGGTTTTGTAATAAATCCCAAGGTCGGTAATCTCCTCCTCAAGATTCTTGAGAGCTCCAGGTTTAGACCAGAGATCACCCCCATGTTCCTGTTGACCACGATGATATTTCCCGGTCATCACACGACCGAGCCACTTCACGATAGATCCAATGTGTTCCGATGGAGAGTCAAACCGAAACACCAGTAATCTCTTTGCCACGCATGAACCTTTCTTTTTTTGTTGCTAATTACGTTGTTTCGACATCGAACCAGTGCATACCCACACTATTCAGATCCACCTTCCCATCATCCTTCTCATACCACACATACCCCCGTTTTTGAGGCCGACCCCCAATCCGTGGCCTTGTTTGATACCCCTGTGTTTTACACAGACATCCACATTCAACAAGCAACTGGTTCCCACGCCACGGGATCTTCGAGAGTTGATGAGTATGACCCATAACAATGAGCTTATACGTCTCAAGGCCAAGACTGATTTCGTTATCGAGTAGCCAGTCTTCGAGCTTGCGAAGCGCACCGCCAGGAATCGTGCTGAACTTTTCCGGATGCCCGATCCAGACATCGCCATCCGTTGTGAACCAATCAATCTGGTGTCCGGACGGCGTTTCATGTCGCGCAATGGTGACGTTAGGGTATTGCTTGGCGAGGGCAGTTAGTGGACACAGCAACCCGCCAGTCATATACCGAATGGCATCAACCATGTCTGAGGTCAGTCGTTCTCGAAGTCTTTTTTCAAGACGGGCATCGTGATTCCCAATGACAATTTCGACTTCGTGGAAGCTCCGACTGAGCGCGTCAATAACCTGCGTCACAGACGCCCATTCCTCGCTAAAACTCACTCTTTCATACTGCGTGAACGTACTGAAGGCGTAAGAATCGCTTATGTCTCCCACGGCCACAGCCTTCGCACACTTCGGTCCTTCAATCTCACAGATGTGTGCCAGCATGTCGGGTTCGTGGAACGGCGCATGAATATCCGGAACCACAGCCACGCGCTCACGTCCCTTGGGCTTTTTGGGGATGCTTTTCTGTCGAGCTTTCATGCGACCAATGGAACGGTCCCATTGCTTCTCCGCTTCTTCGTAGCTGGCGAGAGATTCTGTTACGTGAGATGCCGCAGATACCTTGCCGTCGTTGAACGCCCGACTCGCAATTTTTCCCTGAGCACCCTGTTTTTTGTAGTAGCAGACACGGCAACGCTTGGCATGGATGCCAATGTGAGCGCCACAATCAACGCAATGGTTCTCCTTCGCCATCGACGCAATGCCCTTGCGTTTGTAGTAGCAGAACTTACAACGCTTAACTAGCGACGTGGAGACTGTGTTTTTTTTACAAATGGGACAGAGGTTGCGCTTGGACTTCTGCATCGGCAATCATCTCGTGCCGATACATCCAGACCTCGCAACATCCGTTGTTGAAGTGTTGAGGCAGATTTGGCGTGAGACGGAGAGTAGCTCCTGCATCAGCCGATCACTCGCTGATGCGTGTTCTTCAATCGCAATCATCACTTGCGACGAAAGAAAATACACCAAGAAGAGGGCGATGGCTGAAGGCACTCCGACCTGCGCGATAAATTTGGTATACCATGGACCCCCGTTCGTGCCGTTGGTAGACATCACTGAGCCGCCGGTCTGCCGATACCCTTGACTGTAATCGTGCCACCAGCAATCGCCGTGTTTACCCGAACGCGCAAGGCGCGAAACGAACCGGTCTGGTGATACACGTCAGTTGACGACACTGCTGACCAGTTAATCGTCCCAATCGTACTCCACGTTCCCGTGTAGCTGGAGTCCCACGCCTCTTCCACGACAAGCTGTCCCGCCGACGTTCCCGCACTCCACTCGACATACACGCCAAGGTCTATCGCAGAGTTCACGGGCATGGGCGTTGACGTGGTCTCATCGGTGCTGACCGCATCGAGCCATGTCACCGTCCAGCTTCGGTTCTCGGTGTCCTGCGCCGAGACCGGAACCGCAAGGCCAACCGTGAAGATCAGTCCAAGTAAGATACTGCGTAGTCGTTTTCTCATGTTTTTACCCTTCAAC